TGGTCAGTCCTTCAAACAGCTATAAGTTTGAGATGGTCAGTGGTGTGATTGTGGATTCAATGGATGAACTGACCGTTTTAAACAGCCAAGACATGAATATTATTTATGACTTTAATAATGACGGCAAAATTAATGCAGAACATAAGACACCTCTGTCATTAAATGGTGTGCAATCAGGAGTGCGTAATGACACGCTCGCTCGTTTAATTGGCAAGTGGATACTGGAAGGCTGGGGCATGCGTGAAGTTATCATTAAAGCATTGGATTGGAATCAAACAAACAACCCACCCATGTCTGTGCAAGAAGTATTGCAAACAGCTAACAGTATTTGCACAGGGCATTTAAAAAGAAACCCGGAGGATGCAGACGTAGGCATACTTAAATGGAAAACAAGTCAATGGCAGATACCTTTATCGGATGAGCTAAAAGAAATCATGGATCAAGAAGATCCCATTGATCATCAAAAGAATCAAATCATCGTTGAGAAAGATCCGTTAGGATTAAAGGCATTCAACGATCCCTTCTGGGACACAATGGATACAGATCGCATCGAGCAATTCTGGGGAGATGCATTTGTGTTTGAGCAATCAAGAGTCTTACTATTGGGTAAGCCTAAGATTGGTAAGTCTCATTGGCTTGGAGCTTTCGCTGCTTCTGCTACTACAGGCACAGAGTTTATGGGGACACAGTTCTCTAGGCCTCTTAAGGTTATGTGGTTACAGGCAGAGATCATCCATGAGTTCTTAAAGAAAAGAATAGAGATGTACTACAAACCTTTTCATCATGACCCTGAGTTGTACAACTTGGGTAAATCAAACCTAATAGCATCCGGAAGATTAAGAAAGAACATCATGAGAGATGGAGACATGGACGCTATAGCAGAGAGTATTGAATATCATAAGCCCGACTTGGTTATGATTGATCCTATCATTAACTTCTTTAGTGGCGAGGAGAACTCCAACTCAGAGATACATGAGATGTTGTCTAGAATAGATAAGCTGATAGAACTGTTCAAGGTAGCAGTCATCATCGCTCATCACACAGGCAAGGAAAGGGCAGACGATCTGTCGTTCATGTCTGCTCGTGGTGGTAGTGCCTTTGCTGGTTGGATGGATTCAGGTGTCAAGCTGTCAGGCACAAAGCCTAACGTTACATTGTTCTACGAAGCAAGAAACGCAAGAGAGCCTGATCAACATCTGGCTTACTTCGACTTTGAGCGTGGCTTCTTTAGAACAGTAGACGCACAAGACAGTCCTGATGAAGTAGAGATAGCTAGAGTCATAGCCGGTGCAATGAGTTCGTACAAGTTCTACACAAGACAAGAGCTAGAACTGTTGGCTCGTACAGCATTGAAAGGAAAGGACTTGGCTTCAGGAGAAAGGGCAGCAAGGTATGGAGTGTCACACGTTCAGAAGTATCTAGGAGAGAAGGTTAAGACTCATAGCATTCCTGGTAAGAACACATGGTATTACTTAGAGGATAATCAGATGGAGAAACCTTGGAGTAAACATGATTAAGATATTGGATGTGTGTTCCGGGATCGGAGGATTCAGCTTAGGACTAGAGGCTACGGGTGGTTTTGACACCGTTGCTTTCTGTGAGTTTGATGAATTTTGCGGTAAAGTATTAAAGAAACATTGGCCTGATGTGCCAATATATAAAGACCTAAAGGAGATTGGAAATGAACCAACAAGACTTATTCAAGAATTCGACCTCATCTGTGGAGGCATCCCCTGTCAGCCGTTCTCCCTCGCCGGGAAGCAAAAAGGCAAGGAAGATGACAGACACCTCTGGCCGTACATGTATGAAATTATTAAACACAAAAAACCCACTTGGGTCATTGTCGAAAACGTTGGTGGCTTCGTCAACGTGGCACTCGATGATGTGTGTCTTGACTTGGAAACCGAAGGTTACGCCACGCAATCGTTTATTATTCCAGCTTGCGGTGTCGAAGCTCCCCACCGTAGAGAAAGAGTCTGGATCCTCGGAAAGCTTATGGCCAACACCAACGACACAGGAGATAGTACACCCAGACGCACAACTGACGGAGACAGGAAGGAGACTGTCGAAGGATGGCAAGAACAGTCACAGTTTGAATCTAGCAGATCAAGTGAACATGTGGTTAACTCCAAGCGCAACGAACATAGCGAAGAGATCGGAAGAGGGGATGGAGAAGCGAGAGAAGATGAGAAACGACATGGGGAGGAAGACAGTACCTCCAGGATCTCTAGCGGAGCAAGTGGACTACGGGTATCCGATCAAGGACATGAGGGAAAAGGACATGTGGCCGACCCCAGCAGCAAGGGACTACAAGGACACAGGGGAGAACACGGACTACGAGAAGCTAGCGAGGAAGAGCAAACTCTCAGGGGCGGTGAAGAGCAAGATGTACCCAACACCGAGAGCGTCAGAGGTAGCAGCGACAATAACAATGGACGCAGCACTCAATCGAATAGAGAAGGCGGGGTACAAAGCGAATCTGGAGGAGAGCGTAGCTCTAAAGGAACAGGCGAAGATGTTTCTCACTCCGGGGGCGAACGAGGACGCAGCGGGCAAACCGACAGGCAAGATGCAAAGGATGTTGGGGAACTCACCCGAAGTCAGGAACACAGGGAAGGGAACACTCAACCCGGATTGGGTGGAATGGATGATGGGGTATCCGCCAGGTTGGACGGACATCAAGGATTCATAACGGAACCCGACATCCCTAGGGTGGCGGAGAAGATACCCGATCGAGTCAACCGACTCAAAGCATTGGGCAACTCAATCGTGCCTCAGATTATCTATCACATAGGCATGGCTATATTAGAAGAGGAGAGAAAGAATGAAAACTTATAACATCAGGGCAGAAAAGAAACAGATTGGGTACTACAGTATCAAAGCAAAGTCTTTAGAAGAAGCTAAAGCTCAAGCCCTGTATCAATTATCAGTAAGGTCTACTACAGCCGTTGAAATATGCGAATTTGTGGAAATACCGAGTGATGTAATTGTGGTAGATCAAGACTATTTGAAACTGATTGGAATGGAGAAAGGCTAATGATGTGTGTATTGGAGTGTATACTGGAGTGTCTATTGGATGTGTGTAAACGGCTGTGCAACGGCAAAAGGGCGAATTGCACATGCCCTCTTTATAGGTACATCCTTAAGGGATTCTATAGGGTGTGTGGCTGTGCAGTTGCACATACCTGCCCATATGCACATGCACCGCTGAAAGGTGCATAAACACTGGTACGTGCAGCTGTGCGCACGTGCATCTCTATAGAGAACTATAGAAAGGTGTATACACACACCTTATCTGTAGAGGAGATAGCTTCTCTTAGAGAAACAAACATGAAACAATTAATAAACATAAATTATGAAAAGTAAAAAGCTAACAAAGAAACAAGAAAAGTTTGTGGATCTCATGGTGTACCAGGATTGGAATCAGACTAAGTGCGCTCACTTGGCTGGGTATGAGAATCCTGGAGTGTCGGCCACTCGGTTGATGATTAACCCGGAGTACGCTCATGTGCAAGAGAAGATGCGATCTTTGAAGGCCGTACAGCGAACGAAGAATGAAATTACTTATGAGGGTATCGCGAGGAAGCTCGGAGAGATTAGAGACGTTGCGTTAGCGGATGGATCCTATGGTCCAGCGGTAACGGCAGAGATAGCCAGAGCAAAGCTTGCCGGTCTTATGGTGGATAGGAAGGAGTTGAAGATACATAAGATTGATAACATGAGCCGGGATCAGTTGGAGGTAAGGTTGAAGCAGTTAGTGCAAGAGCATCAGATTGTTATAGGTGGAGAGGTTGAAGTGGTTTAGGATGAAATGGTGGAGGATGTGATAGAGGAAGATGTGGAGGAAGTGGAAGAAGATACAGAGGAAGAGACTAATCTTCTTGAAGAATCTGATTCATCCGATCAGTAGATTCGTCTAGCTTCCTGGTGCAATAGGATTGGATCTTCATTCCTTTTTCAAAGGCTTTCAGGGATTCTTCTAAACCTAACTCCCCGGAGTCCAGTTTATTTATTGTATTTTCTAACTCTTGAAGTGCTTGTTCTAAGGTTGGCTCTCTCATGAAAGCCAATCTTAGCATGTTTAATCTTCTTTAAAACCCACAACGTGACCGCAGATCAGTTTAACTGTGTAGCCATCTTCAATCATCTTTACGGCCTCTTTGTTGTTTTTGGTTAGCCGGGAGTATCTAAATTTAGATTGTAGTCTTACAGCACCATTGGCTTCAGTGGGTAACTCTTCTTTCCAATGAGTTTGCATTTCAGTTAGCTTCATTTTATTCTCCATATGCGGTAGCTTTCGTCAGGTTCTTTTCTGAAAGTAAACGTGCGGTCTTTGAAGTGGTTGGTGTAGAAGTTGGGT